TCGCGCTGGAGGTCGGAGCCGTTGGCGTCGTCGCGGATCTTGACCGGGCCATCGGTGGGCAGGAACTCCGACCGGGCGTTGGCTTGGAAGCGCAGCACCGCCTCTTGCAGGATCGGGTGGCGGACCTTGGACATGCCCTCGACCGGCGCGCCATCGGCCGCGCCTTGGATGTTGGGGATCTCGATCTTGAAGCCTAGGAGCTTGATGCCTTGGGCGCGCTCCTCGATCCACTCCTGCCGGGACTGGAGATCGTCCTCGACGCCCCGGATCAGGTCGTCGGCGATGCGCGCCAGTTCGAGCGGGTCGATGTCGTCCACGAGGTTGGCGAACCAGCCGGACTTCGCCTTGCGCGGCTCCTCAATGGGCCGCCCGTCGAGGCTGACGGTGATAGAGCCATCGGGGTGCTCGATGCGGAGGATTGCGCCCTTGTCGTCGAACTGGGGCGAGTCGTCGGGCTCGTTGTCGGACTCGGAATGGACGATGGACAGGCGCGGCTTGACGGCGCCCGGCTCCGCGTCATGCAGTCGGATGTTCGAGTTGGCTCCGGGGACAAGCGGCATCGTCTTCGCCTTCCATGTCGGCGACGAACATGCTCATGCCCTCGCGGGCGGCTTCGTCGTCGCTGCGCGCGATAATGTCATAGATCCGCGTCTTGGCATATGGCGGCCTGCCGAGCACCGTAACGCGCCATTTGTTGCGATTGAACGGCAGGCCTCTGGATTCGCCGAGGCGAACCCAATCGACCGTGGCGGAGCAGAGGATCGGAGCTTTGATCAGCATGGCGTCAGTCCTCTGTGAACAGAACGGGAACGGGCTTGTCAGAGCCCTGCCAGCACATTGCGAAGAACGTATCCTTCCAGCGCCCAGATCTTGCGGCGGGCGTCGTCGAAGGCGATGCGCTTGGCGATGGTTTCGTCGAAGGTCATCGGCGACGAGCAGCCAGCCTCGCCGACGACGTGATAGCCGTTCATCAATTCGATGGCGCAGACCATCAGCGTGCTGTCGGGGAATCGATGGTATTTCACCAGCCGGATGCGCTGGTCGATAATCTCAGGCGTGATGCGCGGCGCGGTCTTGTGGTTCTCGCGGATCTGCATCTCGATCTGTTCTTCGGCTAGTCTGCTCACGGGCTCTTCCTTCTGTTCCGGATGCCACAGCCACTCATTGTCGTTGATGTAGCGATATTCGCCGCCTTGGCTGTCGTGATTCATCGCGATCAGCAGCTTGGTCGGCCTGTCGTGGGTCAGACCCTTGCCGTTGTACGGGCCGCCGACGCACCGGCCGTTGAAGATGTTGTCGCTCATACCTTCACTCCCGCCCCGGTGATCAATCGACAAGTGCCGTGCGTGGTCGGCGCGACGGAGTCGGGAATCCATGACATGCAGCGCGTGGCGATGCAGTTCATGTTCTTCTGCACGTCCGTGTCGGTCGCGCCGTAGTGCAGGCGCATGCCGCGATTGTTGGAGATCTGCTCGACGCCGCCGACCGGCGGCACCGCAACGAGACTGACGAAGGGACACCACAGCGTCTTGGCCGTCTCGATGGGCAGGCCGGTGATGGGGGCGACCTTGGGTGTGGTTACCGGGCGTTGGGCGGGGGAGTCGGTCATCGTTCCTTCAGTTCCTTCTCAAGCACCTTCAGCGCCGACTTCAGCAGCCGGATGTTGTATTTCAATTCCCTCTTGCGCCAGTCCTTGACGGTGGTCTTGGGGACCACCTTCAGGCGCGGGACATCGCCGCCGCTCATCGCCGGAACCTGTTGCTGATCCACGAGCCGTCCTTGACCTCGCGGGTGGTCGCGACCGGCGGCGGCTCGACTGCCTTGGCCTCGACCTCATGCTCGCGCTCTACCCTCTCGCGCTTGGGCGGCGGCTCCGGATATCGATGCCGGGGATCGGGCTCCGGATCGCGGCGCCGGGGCTCAGGCTGCGGCACAAAGTGTTTCTCTTCCTTTTCGCGGCTCATGACACAATCCTCCAGTCCTTCGCCAGCATGTCGCTCTGGCTCGCCAGCCAGCCCATCAGGATCTCGCCGGTCGCGGTCTTCATGATGATGCACGGCAGCACCTTGGCCGATCCGCCCTGCTCGCGGGCGTGGATGCGGGCGTGAACCGACCACAGGTCGGCCGCCTGCACCTCTCGCGCCCCCTCAAGGCCAGACAGCGCGATCCACATGCCTTTGCCGTTCCATCCCTCGCGCTGGACCTTGAGGCCGGTTTCCATGGCGCGGATGGCGTCGCCAAAGGCGAGGTGGCTGACGAGGACATCCTGCACCGGCAGGCGCGTCTCACGGATGTCATTGCCCATGCCGCCGGGCAGGAGATCCTCGCCATGCGAGAGAACCTCGTCCGCCGGGACATTGGTCACCTCGACGCCTTCATTGCCGCTGGCGATGCGAGTGAATCCCACGCCGTAGAGCATGGCGTCGCTCACCGTCTGCTGCTGGCCGGTGAAGGCGGTCGGCTCGCCCTGCTGCTGTTGCGGCAGCGGCGGCGGCGGGAAGTCGAACGGCGGAAACTTGGAGGGCGCCTGCTTGGGCAGATCGAGCTTCGCCTCGCTATGGCCGATATCCGCGCCGATGTCGTCATCGCCCGGCGACGCTCCGAATCGGCCGACGCCATAGCCGCCGGGATTGAGGTCTGGCCCTGTCGGGTGCGTCTCGTCGAGAGCCTTGGCGATGGATGGTTTCATGGGGATGCGGGGCATGAGATCTCCTGTGGAAGTGAGGGCGAAGTTTTTACGCCTCGCCCTCTGGCGCCTTGCCTCGCCAATCCTGACCACGCGGCGCCCTGCGTCGGCGCGATCATCTTAACGACGCGAGCCCGGATCATGCAAGCAATCATGCGTCGTAGAGCGGCGGTGGCGTGCGGACGTTATCAAACTGAACAGCGCGATCAATTTCGGCAAGCCGTTCTATCGACCGGGTCAGCAGGCCGCACTCGCGCATATGCTTGAGAGCTTGGCTGACGGTGTCCACCAGATCGTCATGCTTGCCCTTGGGGAAGGTCGAGCACTGGCGAATCACCATCTCGGCCCAGTCGCGGTCTGGCGCGTAGATCATGCTTTCGGCGAACAGGTGTTGGACGCTATAGAGCCGCGACAGCTTGTCGATGGACTTAGGATCAATCAGGTGGACGGCCCACGGCTCAAACCCAAACAGGCGGCGCATCTCCTGCGCCACGCTGATGCCGCTGGCCTTGTTCTCGATCAGCAGCCGGTCAACCTTCAATTCGCGACATGAAGCCGCGACCTTGACGATTAGCTCGTGGACCGGCAGGCGCTCCATCCACGCCGACATCAGGATGACGTGAGGAACCGCGTCGAGCATGGTGCTGGCAGCGCCCTGATAGGCCTCTTTCGGCCGACCGTATCGATCCACCATGCGGGTGGCGCGCACGCCCGGATCGCCGGTAAACACGCCCCAGACGGTCAGGGCCGAATAGTCATTCTCTTCCTTGAGCCCGTAGGCGGTGTCGAGGCTGGCGACGATGAAGTCTACCGGCGGGAAGGTCGGTTCCGTCCATAGCTGCCACCACGCGTCCTTGATGACGCCGCCGCCGCGCGGGGTCGGGCTCTGCTGGAATTGCCCGGCGGTGGCGAACGGCCCCATGATGGTTTCATCGCGCACGACGACCGACAGCGGGAAGCGCGCCGGAAATAGAAGCTCGTCGGCCGTGGTCCTGATGTCCATCAGGCCGAGGCGCGTGGGCGCCGCCCGGTCGGGGTCATAGCGCATGGGCAGCATGACGTGATCATATTGCATTCCTTGGTCTAAGATCAGGCCAGACAGGTCCGACTCGTGCAGCCGCTGCATGATGACGATGATCGCCGAGGTGTCGGGATTGTTGAGCCGGGTCGGCACCGCCTCGCGGAACCATTGGTTGACGCCCTCGCGCACCGTGTCGCTGTTGGCGTCATCGACCGACAGGGCGTCGTCGATGATCACCCGGTCGCCACGGGCGCCGGTGATCGACTCGGCGGCGATGGCCTCGCGCCATCCGGCTTGTGTGGTTTCGAACTTGCCCTTGGCGTTCTGGTCGTCGCGGATGATGACGCGGTCGCCCCAGTGCCGGACATACCAGTCGCTCGCGATCAGGCGCCGCATCCGCATCGAGTCGCGGATGGCGAGGGCGAGGCTGTGGCTGGCGCAGACGTAGCGCAGGCCGGGCATGTTCTTCGGCCCCCACTCCCATGCGGGCCAGAACACGTTGACCAGCAGGCTCTTCATGGTGCCGGGCGGCACGTTGATCAGCAGGCGGTTATAGGGCTCGCCATCGACGATCTCGCCTGCGGTGATGGCCTCCAGATGCTCGCAGATGAAGTCTATGTGCCAGCCGTGCTTGTAGGGCTGGAGGGGCTCTACCGCGTGCCATGAGCGCTTGACGAACTCGGCCAGCGATTCCTCGCACAGGCGCTTGTCCAGCGCGCGCAGATAGCCCGCCTTGTCGATGCTCTTGGGAAGATCAATCAGCCCCATGGCT